AATTGATCGGCAGCAACGGCAGCGGCTATTTTATTCCTGTCACGCCGGCCGAGATCGCCGCGGTGACAAAAAGCCTCCGCCATCGCGGGATCATGATACTCGTTCGGGCGGCGCAACTCCAGAAGACCTCCCTCGTGGCGATCTTCAATCAAACCCTGCTTGAATACGAGTACGAGAATGAGGAGACAACAAATGCCTAAAAAAATAACTATTGAACAGCGGTTAATAAGAATGGAAGAAAAGCTCGATAAATTACTCGCACCCACAATTAATTTTTATGTTCGCAGCAATATGGATCCCAAAGAAACAAGCAGGGTACTCCTGGCGGGATTACAGAGAGTGCTCAAAGACCATCCGGCGCGGTAATGAAAAAGTTTACGACCACACTAAAGCGCATTTATTCCGTAGCAAAGTGGATCGCGCTCTGCGTGGTTATTGCCGTTGGACTCATGGTTGACACATATATATTTTGCCTTATCTGGCTCTTGTCGAGGGGGGTACCGGATTGAGCAGCGCAGAGGTGACACATATCAGACCTATTGACAGAAAACAGATCATACTGAACCACCTGGCGAAGACCCAGCTTGGCATCGCAGAGGATGCATACCGGTATATGCTTGAATACCGCTATCAGGTGCAGACATCAAAGAATTTGTCTTATTCCCAGGCGGACGATTTTATCACATATTTCAAGCGTCTCGGTTTCCGGGTAAAGGCAAAAAAGCCCGCCTGCTCGCTGTGCAGGCCAAGGATAAAAAGGGAGCAGATCCCGGACAACGTCATGTACATGGTGTCGCCGCAGCAGCTCAATATGATCGAGCACCTGAAACAGGATATTAAATGGCGCACCTGGGATGGGTACCGCCGGTGGCTTCAGAAGTATTTCGGCCTCACAGTTATCAGGCTCTCCGTCGAGGCGTCAGCGGTGATCGAAGGGTTAAAGGGTATCTGGCGCAGCCAGAATAAATGCGAGTGTCCCTATAACGTACAGACCCGGGGTGCGAACAAAAACGAGGTTATAAACCAGTAATGGAAAACTGGATAGAACAAGTATTGCCGCATGTGGCGATCGAAGAGCTACCTGAGGGATATCAGGCAGTCGCCCAGATCGTAGGCGTCCAGAACGCAATCCGGTTATCCGATGCGCTGGGTGGGTTAAATTACTATTTCCCACAGGCGGAAAAGATGCTCCGGGCAAAGAGGAACGAGCTGATCCGGAGTGAATTCACAGGCTCAAATTACAAGGAGCTGGCGCAGAAGTACCGCCTCAGCGAGATCCAGATCCGCGAAGTCGTCGCAAAACCAAAACATCAGCAGGAAGGATTGTTCCGTTACCCTGAGCTTGACACAAAGAAAAACGACATGTAAGATGGGAGGTATGCATGATAAAATTAAAAGTAAGGTGGGGGAAAATGTTCAATCCAGTAGATTGGGCTGTATGGATTTACGGAAAAATTTTTGAGGGGCATCAGATCATTGGCTTTATATGTATATCGTTTCTCGTTCTTATAGCTGTAGCTTTAATTTGGTTCCGGGGGGTTGATAAATATAATGAAGAACTTGCCTTAAAGACAAAAACGCCTCCTATCTCAAAAATACCCGAAGCCACAACACCGCCTGACCAAAAGGATAAACATATTAAAATAGACGGAATAAAACAATATCCTCCGGATTTATCTAAGGCAAAAAGGACAGTAATAATTACTTCCGCCGATCAATTTGTATTAAAAGAAGGGGCAAAAATAAAAGATATAAGTGATAAGATCGTCCCGGGCTGTTTTGAGTTATCCGCAGATCCGACCCCTTCCGCGCCACCTGGCCTTTATTCTCGCGTCGCCGTAATGACCAAGGTCGATTTTAGTACGCATTATTACGCTTCAGTGAGGCTGGATGCCAAGCAAGATGTCCAGGCTATGGATATCATCGGGAGAGACATCTGGGTAGGCATCAGCCCCGATTGGGCGGCTTCTTACATATGGGAAACGGAGCAATTGCAAAACACCTGGGCAGTGAAAAATATAAACCGGCTGACGATCAATACCCTGGCTGTCTACCAGAAAGGGAAAGATATATTTGTATATATAAACAACGGCTCTAAGCCTATTGCAACCTATACAAAAAAATCAGCGCCTCAACCGGGGCCGGTTGGTATCCAACTGAAAGCCAACCAGCTTCGCGGCGGGAAAATGGTCTTTCGGGATTTTTCAGTGTGGGATTATGAAATGTAGTTGCTTATATTAATCGTCACCCGGCCCCGCGCTCTGCGGGGCCTTTTTATTACCCAAAATCTCTAAAGCACTTTAAAAGACATCATAATGGCAATTTTATACGATGTACGAAATGATCACCCACATCACGCAACGTGAAAAGCCCTGGAGGGGAGCCTATACGCGGGATCCCCTACCAGGCAAAAACACAATGAAAAACCCAACACACGAGTCTACCTGGAGGGGACGCTGCCGGGCCAGCGCCCTCCAGGTGCCCACGAGGTGTATCGATGGTCTGGGATAACACGGCCAGAGAGAGCCACAACGAGACGACCGGAGGGGCGGGATTGCCCCTCCGGGCAATGAGGTGATGGATGACCGGGGAAGAGCTGCGGAAACGGTGTCTGGAAATAGCGACGGCGGAGATTGGCGTCAAGGAGATCCCTGGCAACGAGGATAATCCGCGAATCGTCGAATACAACCAGTGTACCACGCTGAAAGCTACCGACGATGAAACGCCCTGGTGTTCAGCGTTTTGCAACTGGGTGTTGAAACAACTCGGCATCGAGGGCACGCGCAGCGCGGCGGCCAGATCATGGCTGCACTGGGGTGTTGCACTTGATGAGCCGCAGCCCGGATGCATCGCCGTACTGAAGCGCGGCAAACCGCCAAGCGGTCATGTAGGATTCTTCGTACGCAAGGCTTCGGATGGCCTCATTAAAGTGCTCGGCGGGAACCAGAGCGACTGCGTGAAAGTGTCGTCTTACAGGGAGGCCGATGTCCTTGGATACCGGTGGATCGTTGATACAGCGCAGGGTTGACGAGATGAGAGCATTGTTTAATGCGGTCAGAAAACAGCTCATATTCCTCGCCGGAGATATACGGCGCGAGCATTGTCCTCTCGGTTTTGCCTGGGGGAAATACGAGCGGCTGATCGACCATGACGAGATGGCCCAGGCGGTCGGAAGGTCATACCCCGGCTATATAGGATTACACCGGAATCGCGGGGATCTTAGCAATGTCGCGATCGGTGGCTTCATGAAACACGCCTGGATTGTAGATATTAAAAACACCACAAGGATCGTCGAGGCGGTAAGCGACGGCGTGATGTACCGGCATCCATATCATCCTCTGAATACCGATTATGCAGTGATCCTCAAACCGCTGGTACCCGAAGAGGCCCGACATGAGGCATGTAGACGGGCCCGGGAAATGGTTGGGTGCCCGTATGACGATACCTTTACCTTTGATCTGGAGATAGTGAGCGATCTGTTCCAGGACAAGGAGACGGCTCTATCAAACATGAAAAGATACGGCCTCGGCGTGTCCTGTACCGAGATGGTGGCTCTCTGCTACGTCGGCCATCGGCGGGAGCTTGGTCTGTATCGCACAAAGCTCGGCAAGCGCCAGGTGATCCTGCCGGACGCTTTTCTTTCAACCCACTTTGAGATCGTCTGGGCCTCATGGCACACAAAACCCGATACCGCACACATGCTCGGGCTACATGAGGAAGGGTGCTCGATGCTCCGGGAATACTGGGAGAAGAGGAGGTAAGCAATGTTCAAATACATAAAACTATTAGCGCAGTGGAAAGACGTAAGAAAGATATACCAGGAAGAAAAAGGCACAGACAAACCCTGGTACATCTCGCGGCGTTTCTTCGGCGCAGTCATGGTCCTCATTGGCGGTTGTCTTTATGTTTTTTTGGATGTGGCTGTACCTGCGGATCTTGCCGCCGTTATGGCAGACAACGCTTCAGTTATCGGCGGGCTCATTAAGGAGCTTGTCCCGGCAGGGGTGGCTCTGTACGGAGCCGTGACGGGCCTCGTCGGGATCATAAAAAAATCAAAGGCAGACAATGAGCGGGACTGAGATCGTTAAAAAGGTATTGGACGAACAGGAGAAAAAGGGAACAACGCTGCCGCGCGTCGGGGTCAAGAAGACATGGCGCGTTGACTGGGACATTAAATTGTCCGGTTTTTTTAAAAAACTATTTGGAGGATGACGATGAAAAAACATATCTCAAAAATACTGATTGTGCTGCTGGCCATTGTGTTTTTTGCGGCAGCAGTGGCTTTTGCCGACGACACGCCGGAGCCGGCAGCGTCAGACACCGGCGGTGCAAAGTTTGGGCTTCTCAGCATGGGCCAGGACAACCTGTATCTCGCCTCTCCGGGGGAATCGGCGTTCCTGGCGATCGGAGCGGGTTTTGATGTTGCCTCGTATGAAAAGAGCATCGGCAGCAAAGGCGGCAAGTTGTCGCTCACGCTGCACGCCACGGCCGCGGCCCGGGTGACAGGCAATGACAGCGGCACCCTTGTGGGCGGATCCGTGAACCTGGACCTGATAAAACTTTTCAACGGCACCGGGATCAACTTTCTGCTGAACAATTTCAAATGCGTCCTCGGCCCGGCAATCGTCTATGACGCGGCCAAAGGGAAACCCGCTTACGGAGGGCTGCTGAACTTTTCCTATACAACGGATTAATCGCAGGGGGGCATGTTGAGCTGGGGAGAGGTACTTAAATCGTTATGCTTCTGGGGACCCGGCGCGGTGATAGCCGGTTTGATAATTGTGGCGTTTTATAAGCTTGGCTGCAAGGCGCTTGACAAAGCCGGAGATCTCGTCAAGGGATTCGCCGGCGACTTTGTAGGGGCGCAGCAGGCGCAGGCCGAATCACTGGCAAAGCTGGCGCAGGGCACGGAAGGGCTGAGGGATACGATACAGGGATTTGTGACAAAAGACAATGCTGAACACCGGGAAATGCTCATCCTGCAGAAATGCATCATGGAGAAATTAGAGCGTTTAGAGGAGCGGGAATATGGAGGCTAAAAAAGAAAAGTACAGAAGGATCAGGGGGGCGATCCTGAAGCTCCTTGCACACCAGCACCCCGGGCCCGTTGATTTCAAGGTCCTGCATTTTCTCCTTGATGATCTCCGGTACACGATCACGGAGGAGGAACTGGAGAGCCATATCGTCTATCTCTCAGGGAAGGCGTTTGTCTGCCGGGAAACGCGGGAATCTACCGGCGTGAGGATCGAGATGGTCACCATAACCCCGCAGGGCCTCGATGTCCTCGACGGTTTTACGAAGGACGTCGGCGTGGATACGAGGTTTTAGATGGCAAACAAGAGTTATCAGACCGATACCCGCGAAGATGCATATAAGACCTGGCGGGAGTGCGGACAAAACATAGAGCGAACAATGCGGTCGCTGTCGAAGAAGGGTTACTTCATCACTAAGCCGACGCTCTATACTTGGATAGAAAAATACAACTGGAAGGAACGCGCAGCCCGGGCTGAAGCCGAGGAGCAAAAAGGGAAAGAGGCCATGGAAAACCACGAAGCGAAGGCGATCACCAGCCTCGATGCGGTGAGGGAACGTTACGAAAAGTATTTTGCGGCGCTGGGGGACAACGTCGTCGATAACCAGGCGATGTTCGCCTATACCGGCATCATCAAGTCGATATCGGAGATCAAGGCAAAGACGGGGGCGTACAAATCGACGCTCTTCCTGGGCTTCATGCGGGACCTCATCGACTGGCTCAGCAAGAACGACCCTGATTCGGTCGGGGTCATAGAAAAGAACTTTGATGATTTTATACAGTTTGCAAAGGAAAAATATGCCGCTTAACGTGACTGACAGGAAATTCGACAAAGAGATAGAGGTCCTGCGGAACCTCATCCAGGCAAAGGCAAAGCCGTTCCCGGATGATAAAAAAGCGCAGGCCAAGCGTATTGCCCGCGGGCGGACCGACCTCGAATTCTTTGCCAGAACATATTTCCCGCACTATATCGATCTGCCGTCCTCCGCGCTCCACCGCTATTTCTGCGAGCGGGACCCGGCGATGATCTTCAAGGCCATCGATACAGGCGAAGGGGATCGCGAAGCGGACGCAGCGCCCCGCGGCAATGCAAAATCCACCTGGCGGACGCTGATCCTGCCCGTATGGTGCGCGGCATACAAATACCGCAGGTTTCCCCTGATCGTTTCCGAGACCGCCCTCCAGTCGCAGGACTTCATCAGCTTCATCAAGGCGGAGATAGAGACGAACGAGCGGCTCAGGCAGGACTTCCCGGACCTCTGCGGGGAGGGCCCGGTCTGGCGCGTCGATG